CGTTCCCTTGCCATGGCATCATTAACTGCCATTGACCTTGCGATATCTTGTAATACAACACCTATACCATTCAGTGTTTTACCAATCTGGTTGTTTGTTTTTACAACTTTCGTTGAAATAATATTAGCTGCTACAGTTCCTTCAGAGTCGTCACCTGCCTTCTGACCCTTAGGAGATATAAACTTATAAAAGTCTATCTTTGATGTCTTACCAGATTTTTGCATTACTTATCAGTTGGATATGCTGATGTCTTGGATTTGAAAACAACAATGGGTTCGCTACCTGTATTTATTAGTTGTGTATTGGTAATCGGAAGTGTGATAGGAACTAAGGTTTTACCTTTCTTATCAACTTTTTCCATCGCATTATTTAGTGCTGCTGTTTCCGATGAAGAAGAAACACCACCTTCAGTAGATGTTCCAGAAACAAGTTTCTGACTACTCTGTTCTCCTGAGTTATCTCTATTGATAGAATCATCTTCACCATACATCATCTTCCTGACATCCATAATGCCACGAGTCAGTTGCCCTAATGCTTTTTCTAGCATTTGCTCAGGTGTTAGTTCTGGTTGAGGTGGTACATTACCACCTGCGTTAGTATTTGCAGATTGATTTGGAACATCACCATCTCCTGCAGGATCAGTTTTTACATTTGGATTAGCAGTACCAGCACCAGTTAAGTTCTCCCAGTGCCATGCTTCTGCTTTATCGGGAGTATTAGGAGTTAGTCCCCAACCTGATAAAGGTTTGAAACCAAACTTACCAGCATTTGCCCATAACCACTTATATCCTCCATCAAAGTAGTTAAGGTCAGCAGCAAGACCATATCCATGATTAGATGTGCCAGGAGTAGCAGCAAGATAACCTTTAGTTTGCTTCATATAAACCTGATCAGCATATGTTCTGTAAGTATCATTGATACCTAGAGGATGTCCGTCTTTCTTAGCAGCATCCAACATAGATTGAAACTTATCTGCAACACTCTTATGTAAGATACCAGAACCTGCTGATCCATAACCTGCATATCCCTTAACTTTTTTCATTTCAGAACGAGGAACTTCACCGTTCTTATACTTGTCCATCACACCACCAGCAGAGAATCCCATCCATCCAGCAGCACGATAGATAGATTCTGCAGGGTTTAGAACTGTTCTGGGTCTTTCAGGTTCAACAATTTCTTGTCTATTCTGCCATGCAGCAATACTAGATGAATTACCTTTCTTATCATTTAATCCACCACCCTCTGACTTTTCTTCTGTAGGCGGTTGGTCACCTTCTCCTGATCCATCACCACCCATTCCAAATAGTTTAAGTGCCGCTGTAATAGGACTTCCAAATTGACTGAAGAACGTATTCATACCATCTACAAGACCTTTAAGACCTAGTTTCTCAATAACTCCGTCTTCCAACTGTCTCATGCCAGGTATTAAGTCTCTAAGCAATAAGAATATATCCAGTCCTAATGAAATACCAGGACCTGCTGCGTTTCCAAATACACCTGACAGGTCAAATGCAGCAGATGCAAATTCAAATCCAGCACCAACAACATCCTCACTTACTAAACGATCAGCAGCAAACAGTAAGTTAACAAGACCACCAACAATAGGTAATGCCTTACCGCCAATCTTTTTAAGTAAACCTCCAGGTTTCGTTAAAGACAAACCTTTTTCAACAAGCCAATTCTGCATCATCTCGCCTATAGGCGTCTTCATGAATTTCTGCATGATAGCTTCGCCAAATCCCTTGACTTTTTGCAATAAAGGTTCAAATGGTTTTCTTAATGGTTCTATTACTGCATTCTGAGCTAACTTCTTCGTATTTTCTGCAAGACTATTAAAACCACCTTGGATATAAGACATACTATCACCTGCTTTTTTCTTCAAAGCATTGCCTAAATCACCTGCCTTCTGCCATCCTTTCTTTGCAGCGTTAAGAGTATTTTCATATGCTTTCTGTGCTGAGGTTTTCATACGAGCATACATTTCAGCACCAAAGTCTGTCATGCCAGACCATAAACTCTTTGCTCTTTTCCTCTGCTTGGCAAGCATTTCTTGCGTTTTCTCTACTAAGATATCTTTGTAATACTTTGCTTTATCTCCTAGGAAACTCTTTAAGTCTGTGAGTCCTTTTAACGCCCTATCAGTTTGATCTTGGAAAAAACTAGAAGCTTTTCCTAAAAGTGATGCTGGTTTATTGCGTCTCGCCTGTTTGACGAGTGCTTGCATAGCATCATCGGACAAACTCTCTGCAGTTTGACCAGATGCCTTAATTAATCTATCTAATTCTTCTGCCTGCTCTAAACTCTTAAGTTTGTATGTCTTCTTAAGATCTTCTGGAGTTTGAGTTAACTTTCGTCCTTTATTTGCATCAGCTGCATCTTCTACCATATCAGCAGTGTCAGCAGCATCCCTCAGATTCTGCTGTTGTTCCTGCATGTCCATCAACATCAAAATGTCGTTGATGAGTCCAAATGGATTCAACAGATAACTTACTGCTTTCAGACCTACGATGCCAGTAAGAAGCAAACCGACACCCTTAAACATATCCCAAGCACCACCAAGATTACCGTTCTTGATCTTATCGGCACCTCCGAATATATTACCTAACCCGTCTAATATTCCCCCTATACTAAATGTAACTAGTTTGAATACAAAATTACCAATATTATACAGTGTATTGAAGATGTTCTCCATCTTCTCCAGATTTTTTGGATCTGAGAACCATTCTAATAAACTTCTAGCAATAAAGGTTCTAGCGACCCATGCAATTAAATTCTCAAACGGTTTTAGAAACTTCTCTAACCAGTCAAACGGTCCTTTCTCTTTCTTAACTAGTTTTTCAGTCTCATCTTCTGCGTCATCAGTACGTTGACCATCTTGCGTACCACCTTCCGCTTCAATCTCTGCCTGCTGATCCCGTCTATAATCAGCAGCACGACTAAGTGAATTTAATGTATCTTCTAAATATACACTTCTACTCTTAACTTGATCTCTTATACCCTCAGCTACCTTACCAATACCCTCTAACGTCTTTCCAATCTGATTAAAAGAAGTAGTTGTTACATAAACGGATTTAGTAACAGAGCTCGGAAACTTAACACCACCCGATTCAGCCGAAGTGATCGTTGGTGAGATTAGTTTATGAGGTTTGATCTTGGTAGCCATTAGCGTCTACTATTTTGCCTCTCTTTATATCGTTTTTCCTCCTCCTTCAAGTATTTGAGTAAGAGATTAACATAAATCTCTTTTTCCCAAGGCATAATGTTATCAAGATATTCAGGACTCCACTTATGATGATGCATCAAAGCGAAGTTTGTCTCATAATAATTCTGTAAGTTAGTATGGAGAAGGGCTATCCGAAAAAACTTGCCAGTCCCTCCAGAGTGACTGTTTGTTTCTTCTTAGTCTTAGGGTTAGTAAATTTGATATCATGCTTTAGTTTAGGCATGGTTTCAAAAAATGTTTGAACCTGTTGAAACTGTTTAGAATCCAACTGCTCCAGAAACTCATTCAATTCCTTCTTAGATGATTCTGATGCGGGATAAACATCCTCACCTTCAATGATTGACTCAATGCAGTCAATAGTTAGATCAAACAGAGTGTCTACCTTGTTTGACTCATTCACGTCAAAGTTATTTTTCACAAACATATCCATACTTGGATACTTCATGACCATAGATACGGTCTCGTTGATTGCTAAAGTTGTTGAATGATTTTCATCAAATTGTACATTTACATCATCAAGATCAACTTTCACCTGAACTTGTGTTTTACCATCATCAGGAGATGTGACCATAAGATCAACACTTTCACCGACAGATTTAGCACGAATATTCAAGAAAATATATTCAAAATCAAAGGTTGCGAGATTTTTAATATCAGATTTTGCTAGGTTAGTACAGTTTTCAATTAAGATTTGAATTGTATCAACCATTTGAGCCTGATCCTGACTCTCCATTGCTAAAAGAAGAAGTTTTTCTTCTTTTACTAGAAAAGGTCGGTATTTGATTCTCTTCCCGTCTGACGGGATCTTCAATTCATAACGAGGAACGTTTAATTTAGGTAATGCCATAGAAATTCACTTCATTAACTGTATTTAGCCATTATTGTCAGGTGCTGTATTACCCCAGAAGTTGAGAGGTTCTGTACCTGGCGGTTGTAAGAATGTAGAAGGATTAAAAGTATAGTTTTCTGGTTTAGCAATAGCTCCGAAGTCAAAATTATTACCAAAGAGTTCAGTATATGCACCATCGGTATTTTGGAAGAACTTAGCAGCATCAGAACCTAAACTATTCAAGTAGTTCTGTTGTGGGTTCTGTCCTGACTCATATTTTGTAGATAGAGAGATATTGGCGTCATTAGGATAAAATCTGAAGTTCCTATATTGGAATCCTACAGTAAATGTAGTGTAAGCCGCTTGACCAGATGAAAATTCAACCTGACTGAGATTGTACGGGAATACGTCTGCTAAACACCATACACCCGTTACTTGATTCTCATAGTAAAATCCTTTCTTTACAGTAGCATCAGCAGGATTCTGCTGTTCTTGAATTAGTTGACTTTCATTGTAAAATACTTTCTTTCCTTGACCACGCTCCATTTTGTAGATTTTCATGGTGCAAGTATAGTTCTCTAAGAGATCCACATACTGACTGGTATCATTATGAATAAGATTCATCCACCTTTCAAAGAAGGTATAGTTTCTCATGTCTCTAGGCATGATAAAACTAATTTGAATCTCAGAATGACTCTGACCAGTAGCATACTTATATGCAGATCCGATGTTATTAACAGTTGCAGTTGTTAAGTTTCTACTAGGAGCTCCAATAGATTCAGCATAGTGATTCAATTGAGTTGCAAGATCGCCAGATAAAATGCCACCAGGAACTAACGAAGGACCGTATGCCTCTTGTAATACCAGAGGTTGTCCAAACTCCACACCGTATAGATTATTAAGAGAAGGTGCAGATTTAGTATCCTTGATCAGTGTTTGAAACTGCTGAAAGGAATTATCTCTGTTTCTTCTATCTGTGAAATTAACTGCCATTATACTTTGAGTTCTTTTTCTGTGATGAGCATAAACTCTAGAGAATTATCTTTGCAGAACTCTCGTGCTGCTTTCCACTTCGCTTGGTTAACACTATATGTGACAACCTCATTTATATATCTTTTGGTAACTCTTTTTTGAGTTTTTGGTTCTAACGTTTGCCTGAATGGTTTGACCTCTACAATATATTTCTTTTTTCCTACCTTTACATAGAAATCTGGGAAATATCGGTGTCTTTTACCATCTACAGGTGATATGTAAGGAATGACTATCTCTTCACTTCCCCATTCAGTAACCGTTGCTGTAATATCACACCATTTCATAAATTTATACTCCCAAGACGAGCGGTACACTATGTTCCGAACGTCTCCACGGTACTTTCTTGGAAAAGATGGGCGGTACTTTCCCTGATAACGCATAAATATAATTGGACCATTACATATATTTATAGTGGCAAGTTCAAATGCGGTCACACTTAAGTATCCAGAGAAGTTACCCTTTGCTGAAATAGGACCAAGTTTTACTGATAGTTATCAACCAGAATTTGCTGACTATGTAAAGTTTTCTAGGTATTCTTTCAAAAACGCGGGTGGTGCTCAATACTTCAACGTACCAGATAATCAAAATAAGACAAACAAAGAGTTAATAACATCTGCATATATTGCAATGCCTTCCAATTTGTCTGCTGATTATGCTGCAAACTACCAACAGGCAAACTTAGGTGCTCTAGGTAGAGCTGCAACTGGTGCTCTTGGTGCAAATAATTCTGCTGATGTTGCTGAATCCATTCAAAAAGCAGCAAAATCAGGTCTCCCAGAGTCTGCATTCAACAACCTTGCACAAGGTATTCAAGGTGTTGGTTCATTAATTGGTCTTAATACTGATGGTATCTCTCCAAATACATTAACTGCCATCTCTCAAGGAAAGGTATTCAATCCCTATTCCGAACAAGTTTTTGAAGGTATTGGTTTTAGAACCTTTAATTTTAACTTCAAAATGGTCGCTAGAAGTGAAAAGGAAGCACAAAGCATTCAGGACATTCTTGAAATGTTCAAAGTTGGAATGCTTCCTGCATATGCTGGTGGCGGTGATGGTGATAGTGGAAGTTTAGGTGGTCTGCTGACTAAATCAGGGGCAGCACAGAGATTTCTTACTGTACCAGATAAGTTCTTGATTCAGTTTGTTAGAATTGGCAACGGAAATGCTAAGATTCAGAATCTTGATCATTATAAGATAGATTTTACTGTATGTACTGGAATGTCAGTCAACTACACTCCTGATGGACAATATGTTGCCATTAAGAGTAAGAGACTACAAAAAGCATATAGAGCACAAAATCAAGAATTACTCTCAGGAGATGTAGGAAACGCAGTTGAAGGTCAAGCACCTGGTATGATCTACGTTCCTGCAATCACTTTAGATCTTCAGTTTACTGAAACATCTATTATTACTCAAGAAAAAGCAATCGCTGGATACTAATGCCTGCATATTTCTCATACTTACCAGATATCTACGTTGGCACAGGGGCAAACTCTGATAGGCAACAAGAATATACTATTGTAAAGAACATCTTTCGTAGAGTCAAAGCGAGAGAAGATCTTGCCAAGTATACTGAATTCTTTGAACAGGTATCCATTGAAGATGGTCAAAGACCAGATCAAATTGCCGAAACTTTTTATGGTGATCCTGAATTAGACTGGGTAGTCCTTCTGACTAATAATATCACAGATGTATACACACAGTGGCCAAAGAGTAGAAGAGAATTAGAATATTTTACAAAAGAAAAGTATGATGTCCTTGATGGCATCCATCATTATGAAACTAATGAAATTAAATGGGGTGATAGGGTTGTAGTAGAAGAAGGCACTTGGGTAGATGAATCCTTCTCTTATAGGAAACCTGACGGAGTTGTAATAAGTGGTTTGAATGCAAGATTTCCTGTTTCTAACTGGGAATATGAATATTACGAAAATGAGTTAAAAAGAAATATATACATTACTCTTCCAAATGCTTTAGAATCGTTTATTGACGAATTTGAAGATTTACTTGGATATGAACCTCACGATGAACTTGATGAAAATGGAGTCAAGAAAACTACCATCTCTGTTGCAGAGAGATTCCTTGGTAAGTCCATCGGTGGTGGTATTGGTCGTCAATATAGTTCCACATATTCAGGAACTGGTAGAACTGTCACTAACTTGAGTGTAGGTGGTGTTGCTGGTACTACTGCACAAGTTGTTACTCAAACACAAGCAGACGCATCTACAGGTGTACAAGTTGCATCCGATACAGGTACAGCAAGTGGTGGAGAGACTTCCACATACAATTCTGGAACTTCTAGCAGTTCTTCAAGTAGCAGTAGTAGCAGTAGTTCTTCTAGCAGTTCTTCAAGTAGCAGTAGCAGCGGTAGTTCTTCTAGCAGTGGTAGTTCAGGATCTTCAGGATCTTCTGGTGGCGGATACGGCGGCGGATACTAAAAAACCCTACAGACAAAAAAATACCCCGAATTTTTTATCGGGGTATTTTGGTTTCAAAGGGCATTTTTGGTTTGGGGGTCTCTATTCTAATAGAGTTTTACAGGTCTGAATGCATCCAGTTTCGGTATCGTGACACTCTATGATACAATCAAAGTAATCGTTGATCTTTTCTTGTGTGTTGTCAATAGTTTTATCTGTGATGCTCCAACCTCTTAATTGATTTGTTGAAAGTATATTGTGCATAAGCAATCCTCGTAAAGGATTTTCATAACAAATAGGGGGATTTATTTCATCGCTCTGTCCAGATCCTACACTTCTATTTATTTTAATTCTCTGATATTTTGCTAGGTACTTTGTCCCTTGAAACATCATTTATTTTTTCTACACAATCAGTTATAAGTTATATTAACCACCATCAATTTGACATCCCACAAGGGCACCTCCAACGATACCTGCAGGGATTCCCCAGAGTCTTCCGTCTCCTCTGCTAAGAGCAGCACCTAGACCAGCACCAGCGATACCTCCTAAAACACTCCCTTCAGCACAAGAGTTTCCGTCGTCATCACCAGCAACTCTACCAATATTAGGATGTGCATCTTCTTTAATGATATGGCGGTGATGATGATGGTGATGTCCCCATCCATTCAAGCATCGTCTCCATGGTAGACGACGAAAGTTTTTTACACTTGTTCCGTCGCTATATTGTGTAACTTCTACCTTTAATTTGGTGCATGTATGACGATCACGTTCTTGAATATAATCATACTCATTAATAATCCATGAAGAGCGATGGTGCGCCATTGCTGGCGCTCCAACTACTGATGCTGCGAGAAGGATGGGAAACAATTTCATTATTCTTCAGATGCGAGAGAGGCAAAGTATGACATTACGTCATCATCGTCCTTAGCAGGTGCTGCTGCTACTGTTTTCTCTTTGACTGCATCAATCTCCTTAGTCCAGTCTTGAGGTGCAGGTTTGTGCAATCCTTCAGACTCATCCTCTAGAGACTCATCAAACTTAGGTGCTGCAGGTTTAGAATTCAATACTGAATTCAATCTTGTCTCCAACTCCTCAAAGGTTTTGAAGTTTCCAGCATCAGTGAAAGCAGAAAGAGAATACTCTTTATTCCAGACTGCTTCAATCTCAGCGTCATCTCCACCAAACATAGGTGATGCAGATGTGAACTCAGACTTATCGTAGTTCCAGAATCCGTCTTTCTTAACGATCTTTAGTTTGAAGTCAGCACCACCCCAAGGATCAAACACGTTGACTGGAGTTTCGTCTTCAAACTGAGGTTGCATTGCCTCAATGATCTTATCAAAGATTTTCTTACCAAACTTATAAAGTTTGACTTGTCCTTCGTTTTCAGGGTGAAGAGGATCCTTCACAACCATGATGTTAGCGTAGTAGGACAGTTTACGCTTTTGCTTACGGGCAATCTCTTTATCAGAGTCGTTGCCTGAGTTCCAGAGTTGACGATTAAGTTCGCCTACTGGATCTTTCTTGTTCAGAGTCGTAAGAGAGTTTTCAATGTACCAACCGCCTGGTCCTTGGAACGCATGACTCCAGACTTTAGCGAAAGGAATATCTTCTCCATCTGGAGCAGGAAGAAAGCGAATGACAGCATAACCATTGCCACTCTTATCCAGTTCAGGTTTCCAAAAACGCTCATCCGCTCCTCCACCTCCACTTGGGTTTGAGATCTTTTCAATCTCTTGTGTGAGTTTGGCAAATGAACTTGCACTGGACTTCTTTAGACTTGCAAAAGACATGTATGTTCTCCGTATTTTTGTGTATTTGGCTTGTTGCTACTGTATAATTCGTAGCGTACTATTTAGGCAGTGGCGATTCCCACTCATATTTGCGTTGCCATGGTGCTGCGGTAGCAGTCTGATCCATTTGGAAGTTAGCAGACATGGTGATTCGTTTCTGTCCCTCTGCATTATAGTACGGCATGACCCAATGTGTCAAGTTTGCAGGGAAAACAATTAAGAATCCTTTCACAGGTTTGGGCACTACGAATTCATTGACAGAAAACGGTGCTGAGATTCCATATTGGAATGTTGTCAGACCGTTGTTGCGCCAGTGTGTCTGAGACTCTGGATAAATCGTATCCATTTTGTCAGGCACATCTAAGTATAGCACAGAACTGAGATCACAGTTGTGAATATGTGGTGGATTGAAATCAGGTCCTGGTTCCGTGAAATTTACCCATGCGTTGATCACTCGTAGATCTGTGTTCAACTTTGCTTCGTTACCTTCTGCTCCCTGTTCAATACGAGCAGCGTTGTATGCGATGGGTGTAGAAGGACCGATACGTCCTGCAATACTCAACTCATTCATGTATTGTTGAACATGAGGAGAGAGCATGGGTGTGATTACATCCTGAATGAAATCATTTGTACACCAGACTTCTTTTTGAATGTTACCTACCAGACCCATGCTGGCATCGTCACGCATTTCACCTTTAGCGTGCTCAAGAATAACATTTACATCATCATCAGTCAAATTGGCAGCATAAATGCCAGGTCCAAATGGGAAGATAGTATTCCCTACAATAGCAGTCATGAAATTTTGTTTTTAGCGTTGTCAAGGTGATCAATCATACTGTCAAAACAATCTCCTAAGTCTCGGTAACCGAATGCTTGTGACATTGCATTGATTCTAGTCTTTAGATCGGATGCTTCTTGATCTTCCAATGCAGCAAGAGCAAGTCTAGTGTAGAAGATTTTTTGTTTCTCTACAAGTTCCTTTGTCTTATCTATATGCTCTAACCTCTCCTGTTTATTCATACTTGCAAGTTTGTTTTGCATGTATGAAAGTTTCTGATAGATCTTAAAAATATTATTAATTTCGTCTTGTACGTTTTGAGATTGGAAAAATGTCATAGTTTTTTATTCATTGTTTCTAATACAACTTTTTTATATTTCTTACAATCAATGGTCAAGAATGGAGCATACTTAACAATTAGTGTAGATGTTTCGTTCCATACTGGGTCTGTCAATACTTTATTGAAGTTGTCTACAAATCCCAGACAGTAATCAAGGACAACCAGAGTTTCTAAACTAATTTCATTACCATAATACTCTCTGATTAGAATGGGATGCTTACCTTTCTCTGCTTTGAATAGAGAATCAAAAGACTCCTCATAAGGTTGTGGAATCCCATCTAATAGTTTATCTATGTCTTGTTTGAATTTATAAGTGAATGACTCTTGCTTCGTCTTCCACTTAGAGTAATTACCGTCATTAAACTGACGAACATACGATGCACCCATGATAAAATTGGACACAAAGTAATACAAGATATCGTTAGCGTCTTTCTTTGCTGCTAACTTTTTGAACGTGTAGATATCTTTACGTTTATTAAACGCTGCTTCAGATGCTTTTGTCTTTCCGTTGAACTTAAAAAAATCATAATCTAGTCTAGTAAAATGTGATCTAACTGCGAGATACATTTTATAAGCGTCAAATCCTGTCACAGGGGCAAAATACCTTTCGTAGTTCGTTTCATGTAGTTGAGTTGCTGAGCATCATGCTTCAGTTTCTCTTTAAGTGGTTTTGATAGTAGTTTTGGGACTGATTCAATTTCAATTTCATTATCTTCACAAAAACAAACGATTGCTTCAATGTAATTGATGTCCCCTCTGGATTCTTTAACCATGCTTTCAATTTTCTCCGAGAACTTTGTCGGAGTCATGAAGGGTTTTTCATCCTTTGCTTTGGAGGGCATAGAATTCTTCCTTGTAAGATTTAAGTAGTTGTAAATAGTCATTAAGATTGTACTTCTGAAATACTTGAACAGATCCTTCCTCTGTTGCGATGAGTGTGACAATTTTCTTTACCTTAATACCTGTACGTTCATAGAACATGGCAGCATAGGCAACTTCTTGCACAAAATAATTCTCAATGTATTCTTCTTTCTTCTCTTTGGTGCTAGTTTTGAAATCAATTACTGCTAATTCAGAATCAAATTCAGCAATGCAATCAACGCGACCAGCGAGAGCGAATACATGGCTATAAAGAGGGGTTTCAAGAGCATGAATGTTATCCACCCGAGCAAGAGTCTTCCGAGCCATTTGGAACATGTTAAGTGCAAGAGGGTCTTTTTTGTACTTTTGCTCATCTAGAGAACCACGGATGTGTTCTTCTATTATAGCATGAAATGCGCTTCCGCGCGAGGATGCCCTTGTAGTAACTTTGTTCGCGTATTCTGCACCGACTTTACGTCTCCATTCAGCAATAGACTGACGAGAACGAACGCCTGTTACAGTGGTTACTGATGGGTACTTTTGTGCGACAGAAGGAAACTTATAAAAACGTTTACCATTCTCTGTAACGACATCTGGTTCTTCCAGATTATCGTAGTTCACCTGCACAAAATTAAACATCAGTATTGATAACCAAGAATATTTAGATTGAACGCAACTGAGATGCGTTCTTCACGAGAAAAATTAGGATAAACTCCATGATAGAGTTCGGAAGGGAAGATAAACATGTCACCGTCCCTTGGCATGATCTCAATGAGAGGACCGTAGTCCGCTAGTTTACCATGCTCTTCAATAATAGGATTATGTGATGATGGTCTCTGGAAATAAAGCATTCCAGATTTAGGAGGAACTTTAACGTAATAGATACCGCTAAAGTGTGTGCCTCCATGATTATGTGGTTTATTATAATGTCCTCTGCCATTGACATTCAACCACAGTCCAGCACCTTGAATATTCCACTCCCCCGCAACAGCACCAAGAGTTTTTAGATATTCAACAAGTTGTGCCTTAGCAACCATAAACAAAGGTTGCCAAGCAGGACCTTTAATTTTTGGTGATGATTGATAACCACCTACATTACTATACTCCATTGACTTATGAAACGTTTTCTGAGTTTCATCAATCATTGTTTGATTGACAAGTTCAGTTCCAACGTTCTTATAATATAATGGAGTTGGGAAAAGATTATAAATCTTCTCCTCCATATTTTTAGATTCAATTGCAATAGACATTATAAACCTAGATTCAATTTGTTCAGTAGGTAAGAACGGACAAGTCCAGAACGTACGATATCATCAACCCCAAACTCAACGATAGAAAATTCTTTCATGAGTTGTAGGATACGCATGAAATCTAAGATTCCGTTACGCTCATTCTCTTTTACAAGATCAGTCTGTGAAATATCTCCACAGAACATGATCTTACTATTATCACCAACACGAGTAATCATACTATCTAACTCGTGGAAATTCAAGTTTGAAAACTCGTCCACGATAACGATACAGTCATCCATAGTAACACCACGGATGAAAGACGTAGACCAAAAAGAGATTGTCTCTTGTGCCTTAAGATTATCATACAACATATCAAAGGAATTGTCATCAGGCATCTCAAACATGTAACGTACCATGTTCTTATAAGGAACTTGATACAACATGGATTTGTCCTCATGAGTACCTGGCAGGAAACCAATCTCTCTGGTAGGTACAAGCGATCTAACAATATAGATCTTGTCGTAGGGAGAATTCTCTGAAAGAACCTCCTTAAGTGCATTATACAACACAATAAAAGTTTTGCCAGTACCTGCAGCACCGTGAAGGACACAATTTTGTCCCTCTGCGTACGCATCAAAGACTAACTCTTGATTATCAGTCAGTGGTTCAATGTTACGAAGGTATGACGCATCAATAGGTTTCTTTCTTTTCATACGTTTTTTAGACATATTATTGTTGAAAGTTTTAGGAGCGTTAGTTCCTTTTCTTGCTTTTGCCATTAAAAAATTCGTGCGCTGTCAGGTAAGTAGGGTTTCAATCCATCTTGGATTCTTCCT